CGTATCTTGTGGAGCGTTTCTAACTATACTACTGATCGATCTTGGCCAGACTATAAAGTGCAAACTACAGAGTGGTCTGTCGAAAACAAAGATTGGATAACAGATGATACAGACGATATGTTTTATAAAATTAAGGAGAACAAATGAAATTAACTGCTAACATAACTCTTGACGAGCTTACCAAAAGTCAAACAGCTGAACGTAAAGACATTAATAATAATCCATCACCAGAACAAATAGAAAATTTAAAAGCTCTTGCAGTGAATGTATTACAACCAATCAGATCACACTTTGATAAACCTCTTATCATAAGCTCAGGTTTTAGATGCGCACAACTATGTATAGAAATAGGCAGTAGCGTTAATAGTCAACACACAGCTACAGATGAATCAGCTGCAGCAGACTTTGAAATACCAGGTGTGGATAATAGAGAACTTGCAAGATGGATTAGAGATAACCTTGAGGTTGATCAAGGGATACTTGAGTTTTACAAAGACGGCGAACCTTCGTCAGGCTGGATCCACTGCAGTTACTCAAGAAATAAAAATAGACAACAATGGTTGCGTGCAAGCCGAGTTGATGGTAAGACAAGATATACACCATGGTTAGAATAATATGCCAATAGGAAGATCACAAATGAGAAAACAAGTAGAGGGCCAACTAAGAGGTGCTCGTGGGGAAAATAGAAAAATAAAAGTATTTTCTAAAGGTGGGTTAAAAAATGGTAAACTTAAAAAAGTAGCCTCCGCATTAAATAAAGCCTCTAAGCTTCATAAAAAACAATCTAAAATAATTAAAAAACACATCAAGGATATGAAACGTGGCAGATCCTAAAATAGGAACAGGTAAAAAGCCAAAAGGTTCAGATAGAAGATTGTATACAGATGAAAATCCTAAAGATACGGTAAGGATCAAATTTGCTACCGCAGCTGATGCTAGAGCCACAGTGAAAAAAGTTAAAAATGTAAATAAATCTTTTGCAAGAAAGATACAGATCTTAACTGTCATGGAGCAACGTGCTAAGGTGATGGGTAAAAATGAGGTGGTAAAAATTGCAAAAAACGCCAAAGAATCCATTCGCAAAACTCGTAAGGCCTAGCGCCTATGCTAATGCCTACGCATCTAAAATCTGTGCAGGTAAAATTAAAGATCCATCTGGTGTAAAAAGAAAAGATTTCAGAGGACCTAAACCTGCTGCAAAAGGAAAAATGATTAAAGCTAGTATGGGTAAATATATTGGCTCATTCATTAAAAGTGAAATAGACGGAAAAAAAATTTCTAATAAATCGCTTGAGAAGTATTATAAAGGAATGATTGATGTCTAGAAGAATTGTTCCTTCAGGTATGAAAAAGGGAGGATTAAAAGAATGGTTCAAACAAAATTGGGTAGATATTGGGAGCAAACGAAAAGATGGTTCTTACGCAAAGTGTGGACGTTCGAAATTAGCGGCGGATCGAAAACGGAAGTATCCAAAGTGCGTGCCTGCTGCCAAAGCAGCAAGGATGACAGAATCTCAGAGGAGGAGTGCCGTTGCAAGGAAAAGAGCTAGAGCACAAGGAGTAGGTGGTAAACCAACAAATGTTAAAACTATTTTAAAAAGAGACATGGGTGGTATGGTAGATTATTATAGAGGAGTAATTTAATGGCAACATCAGGATCAACTTCATTTGATTTAAATATCGATGATATAATCGAAGAGGCTTATGAAAGATGTGCAATCAAAACTAATTCAGGTTTTGATTTAAGATCTGCAAGAAGAAGTTTAAATTTATTATTTTCAGAATGGGGCAATAGAGGTGTACATTTATGGAAAGTAGCTTTAGTAGAAAATGCTTTAGTTTCGGGACAAGCTGAGTATGCAACACCTGCATCAACTAGTGATGTATTAGAAGCTTTTGTTTCATCCACAGCTGCAGCATCAAACACTGCTAGTACTCAGGATGTATCATTAACTAAAATAGACAGATCTACTTATGCAGCTTTGCCAAATAAGTTAGCGACTGGACAACCATCACAATATTATGTGCAGAGAGAGATAAATCCAAGTATATTTTTATATCAAGCACCAGATTTAAATACATACACAACTTTAAAATATTATGTTGTAAAAAGAATAGAAGACGCTGGAGCCTACACAGATCAGGCAGATGTTGCTTATAGATTTTTACCATGTATGTGTTCAGGATTAGCCTATTACTTGGCTATGAAAAAAAATCCAAACTTAGTACAACAAAATAAATTAATATATGAAGATGAATTGAAAAGGGCGTTAGATGAAGATGGTCAAAGAACATCTACATTTATAACTCCACAATCTTTTTATCCTAACGGACTATAATTATGGCAAAATATGCATCAGGCAAAAGATCATTAGCGATATCAGATAGATCAGGTATGGCTTTTCCATATGATGAAATGGTGAAAGAATGGAATGGTTCTTTAGTGCATAATTCTGAGTA